TGAAGGAAAACTCCTTCTACTCCATTTATAGAGGCACATCTCGTCTGAAGCCTGCGCTTCGTACTATGGTACTTTTAAAGCGCATGAGAGACTTTCAAGACAACTTCTTCAAGAATGGAGCAGTTCCAGGCCTTGTACTAAAGTCTCCAAATACTCTATCAGATAAAATCAAAGAGCGTATGATTATGGCTTGGCAGCAGCGTTATAGCCCCACTGCCGGCGGTCGACGACCTTTGATTCTTGACGGCGGTATTGAGGTTGATCCTCTTTCAAACGTCAACTTTAAAGATTTAGATTTCCAAGCAGCAATTGGAGAGAATGAGAAGATCATTCTGAAAGCTCTTGGTATCGCACCAATTTTATTAGATTCTGGTAATAATGCAAACATTCGTCCAAACATGAGACTGTACTACTTGGAAACTGTACTTCCGATTGTACGAAAGTTGAACTACGCTTTAGAGCGATTCTTCGGCTTTGAACTTCGTGAAGACGTAACGAATATACCAGCATTACAACCAGAGCTACGGGATGCATCAGCTTATTATGCGTCATTAGTAAACGCCGGAATTATTACAGCTAACGAAGCACGAGTTGCTCTTGGCTTTGATCACATGGACGGCCATGATGATATTAGAATCCCAGCAAACATAGCAGGTAGCGCCTCAAACCCCGATGAGGGTGGCGCACCTACACAGTCAGATTCAGAAGGAGAATAATATGGCAGAATTACCCATAAGAAAGAAAAAAGTAATCATTTTAGATGCGGCAACGTTCTTTTTTGAGTACGGCCTACCTAAAGATATTGTAGAGTACGGCAAGATGAAAAACACCCCCATTAATGTACAAGATATCAAACGATATTTTAACAGGTGGGAAAGATTTCTAAAAGCTATCCAGGTTGGTCAACCAGATATCTGGAAACAAATTCAAGAGGCAGGACAGAAGAAGTCTGCGCCAAAGGAAGCACCAAAGCAAGAAGCTGAAAAGCCCAAAGCTGAAAAGCCCAAAGCTGATAAGCCTAAAGTAGCGGTCAAGCCTGCTCCGGCAGTAAAAATGGGAAAGTAAGATGAATAAAATTTTTAATCTTACGTCTACTTTTAAAGCTCTCGAAACTGAAGATGGTTCAGTAATGATTCGAGGAATGGCAAGCACAGCTGATTTTGATCGCGCAGGCGACTCCATCTCAGCAGAAGCCTGGCAGAAAGGTGGATTAAGTAATTTTGAAAAAAATCCAATTATTCTATTTAATCATGATTATGATAGACCAATTGGTAGAGCTACAGGTATGAAATCTGGCCCTAACGGACTGGAGCTGGAGTGTAAGATTAGTAAAAATGCACCCGGCAATGTAGCCGAACTTGTTAAAGACGGTGTTCTTGGAGCCTTTTCTGTCGGTTTCAGAATCAAGGACGCTGATTATATTAAAGAAACCGACGGATTAATGATTAAGGACGCTGAATTATTTGAGGTATCGGTAGTATCGGTTCCATGCAACCAATCGGCCACTTTTTCGCTCGCGAAGTCTTTCGACTCAGATGCTGAGTATGAAGAATTCAAAAAAACTTTCACTAATCGTGTGGATCTAGCCGGTCAGTCTCTGGCTAAAGACGAAGTCAATACTTCTAGCGTAGCTAGTGACGCACCGCAAAGCGTAGAGAAATCTACAGATCAGGAGATCAAAATGGAAAACCAAAACATCGACTTGGAAGCTTTTGCTAAAAAAGTAGCTGAAGATACAGCTGCCAAAATCGCAATGAAGCAAGCCGAGCAAAAAGCAGCTGAGAAAGCAGACATGGAAAAAGCGCAAGCTGAAGCCCAAGCTATTGAAGCTCAAGACATCCGCGTTAAGACTGGTATTCAGTCAGGCGTAGAAGCCCTTATGGCAGACGTTGAAGCTAAGCTCAACGAAAAAGACGCTAAATTTGACGAAGTAATTGCTAAGTTCGGCAAAGACCTCGAAGAGAAGAATGCAGAAATCGAAGCTATGCGTAACAGCAAGCGTACTTTCTCTGATCGTTCAGACGCTAAAGGCGACCTTTCTAAGTGGGGCAAAGACTTCATGCACGCTCACCTGCTGGGTGTAATGACTGGTAAAGGTATGAACACTTCTTTTGCCCGTGATCTGCAAGAAAAAGCTGGTATCAGCTATGGCGATTCTGCCGCTGGTGATGTATCAGGCCTTGCTATTGATACCGAAGTTTCTCGTTTGATCGAGAAAGAAATCATGAACGAAACTAAAGTTGCTAAGCTTTTCCGTGAGATTCAGGTAAATGGTAACTCAACTACTCTGCCAATCCAGTTGGATAACGGCGGCGCACAGTGGGGCATTAATGCTGCAACTGCAGGTAACCTGACTAACGGCGGTAAGCCAGCAGTAACTACTTTGACTGCTCACCGTCTGATCTCTACTACTTTCATGGAAAATGAAGTTGACGAGCAAGTACTTATCAACCTTATGCCTATGTTGGTAGATTCAGTAGCCCGCGCACACGCAACTGGTGTTGAAGCAGCTCTTATCAACGCTGTAGTTGGTAGTGAAGGCTTTAACGGTATGGACGCTTTGTCAACCGCAGCTACTTCTACTCTGGATTCTGCTGGTACTGTTCCTTTGACTGCTGATATGCTTTTGGGCATGCGCACTCAAATGGGCAAGTATGGTATCGATCCTACTAAGCTGGTCTACATTGTTAGCCCTTCTAAGTACTTCGATCTTCTGAACGATGCAGACTTCCAGACTGTAACTGAAGTAGGTTCTGATCTTGCTACTCGCATCTCAGGTGTTATTGGTGCTGTTTACGGTACTCCAGTAGTTATCTCTGAGCAGTTCCCAGCAGCAGCTAATGGCGCTCCAGCAGCCTTCGCAGCCTATACTCCTAACTATGTAGTTCCACGTCTTCGTGGTGTTGCAGTTGAGAGTGATTACGAAGTTCTTGAGCAGCGTCGTGTTATCGTTGCTACTCAGTCTTTGGGCTTCAATGAGCTGGTAAATGGTGCAGCCGGTGCAGAGCCACTGTTGAGCCTCAGCTACATCTCCTAATAATAAAGAGTAAAAAACGAGGGGGAGTTCGCTCCCCTAAGTTTTTACTAATGGACTTTCAGATACTATGGCAAATTTAATAACTTTAGAGACATACAAAGACGCGGTTGGGATCACTTCGAGTACCCACGATTTTGTATTAACTTCGCTTGTTGAATCTGCAAGTCAATTAGTAAAAACTTACTGTAATAATACATTCGTTGATTATTTTACCTCAAACAAGGTAGAGACTTATAGCATTAATTATACTACTACCTCTGTTCAGCTTACTGAAAGCCCTGTAAATACTATCGTATCAGTTCAAGAGCGTGATTCAATCTCAAAAGCCTATAATACTCTTACAGCAAATTTAGATTATTATTTTGATGAGACTACAGATAGTATCTTTCGTAGCAATGGTGCAAACGGCTATAAGACATTCCCCCAGGGTCCGGGTGCTGTAGTTGTAACGTATACTGCAGGATATGCAGCCTGCCCAACAGATTTAAAACTCGCTGTTATTGACTTGGTTACATACTATTTCAAGACAGAAAGCAAGCAGCGCCAAACTTTAGCAGGCGCAAGCATTCAGAACCAGTCGTCTACAAGTCTACGCAACAACGTAGCCTTCCCAGATCACATTAAACGCGTTCTCGATCTTTATAAGAATTATTAATGAGTAAGGCAAGTTTTGAGAGAAATTTTCAAAACCCTCTATTAAAGAAGTTAGATCAAGAGGCTAGAAAGTCTGTACAAAGACAAAAAGGCCAGTTACTAATACTAGCCGATACTGATGATTTAAAAACTGTAATAGAAATGGCCGTACCGAATATTTCTCTACAGACCTCGGACTTAAATGCCGCGCTAAAAGCCGGTCAAGCCCATGCAAAGAAGCTTCAGTCTTCGTTTAAATCAAGAAATGCTAGACGATATAATGCTATAGTTGCTAAACTGCCACAAATAAGATTACCCCATACATTAGGTCATGATATGTTTATAGTATCTAGCTTCTCAAAGTCTATTGATACTATAAAAAAGACAATGCTTGAAACTTTAGTTAAAAAAGGTATTTTTACTGAAGCGGACCAAAAAGAGGTTTCTAAAAATCTACATAAAGGTCACGGGGCAAGAGGTACTGCAGTATCTCAAGTGCAAATTGCAAGATCTGTGTCTGCTTTGGATGAGACAACAAGAAAGCTTTTATTATATAATTTAGGAGCTGCAAATGCTGAAGGTGACCTATCCGACATTGAGTATAGGGAAATAGATACTTTAGTAACAAACTCCAGGCAAATTGTTACTAAAGCAGGTAAGTTAACTGCAGATTATGTATCTATAATATCTTTCCAAGTAGGCGCGGATAATATTAAAGATTCAGAAGCAGAAAAAGCCTTAAAAAAGTCATTTAGAGACTTTGTAAAGAATATGGCACCAAAACTTTTAAATATGCAAAACTCAAGTTCTTTGCATCAAAAAATAGAAAAGATAGTAGTTGACCAATTTACAGGAAAGAAAAACTTAAAAGTAAAAACAAATACAAAAAATATTAAGCTAAGTACTTCAAATAAAATCACTACTAAAGTAACCCCTAAAAATGCTAAGGTTACTATAAAGAAACAGAAGCCAAGAAGCGCTAAGAGGAAAACAGCTTCCGCAAGTGCAGCTTCACAGCCTTTAGCACTATTAGCTCTTATAAATAAAGAACTACCCGCAACAGTAAGAAAGAATATGGGAGTGCCTGCTCTTGAGAATAGGACTGGTAGATTTGCAGAGAGTGTAAGATTAACTGAAATAAGTCAGACTGCAAAAGGATTTCCTAGTATTGGCTATACGTATCAAAGAGACCCTTATCAAGTTTTTGAGATGGGAAGCAGAGGAAACTGGGCTTCACCAGAAAGAGACCCAAGAAAATTAATTGATAAATCTATCCGAGAAATAGCAGCACAATATGCAATTGGAAGATTCTATACTAGGAGAATGTAATGTCAAATGAAAGAGGTTATACTACAAGACGTCATCAGATCATTGACGCACTTGTAACTAAGCTAAAAGGCATCAACGGCCTGGGAGCTTATTTAACCGATTTAAGTAATAACGTAGAAGGCAGACTTCTCTTTTGGGATGAAGTAGACGACTTTCCTGCAGTTCATTTAAATGCCGGTTCCGAAACACGTGAATACTTAGGTGGCGGAGTTAAAAATAGGTTTTTATCTGTAACTGTACGATGTTATGTAAATAGTGAGAATGCTACACTTGCTCTCGACCAGTTATTGGAAGACGTAGAGACCGTGTTAGAAACTAACTCACGTGTATCGTATATTGATTCACAAGGCGTGACTCAATATACTCAACAAATCACAATCATCAGTATTGATACTGATGAAGGTGTACTTGAACCTTTAGGCGTCGGAGAGATGCTAATAGAGATTCGATACTAGAAAATACTGGCACGAGCAAAAGTTCACGCCCAAGTCTTTTCAAGGCAATATAGGAGATAAATATGTCACAATTATATTTTAGCAGAGATGTAAAGGTTTATGTTCAGACCGGTACAGCTATTTGGGAGGTTCCAGTATTGGACGGATTCTCTTTCTCTCAAGCAACAAACGCAGTAGAAGTAACACTGAATGAAATGTCAAGCACCGCAGGCGTTAGCCGTCGCGGCCGTAAGCTATTTAATGACTCTTTGGCAGCTGCTGAATGGTCTTTCTCAACATATGCACGCCCTTTCGCCTCCATAGGTGGAGTAATTGGTGTTGATGGTGTAGCAGATGCTACTGCTGGTGATCATCACGCAGTTGAAGAAGTTCTTTGGGCTCTTGCAGCTGGTGGAGCTTATTATGATACTACCACCTCTACCTTTTTATCAGCAGCCGGTGGTACCGCATACACTGTTGTAGATGGTACCGATATAAACATTGACTTCGGTCAGTCAAACGTATCTGCCCTGGGTACTGCAACTATTTGGTTCCACT